CTCGTGATAGTTTGAGCATATCTTGCCATACCTCATATGCTCCTCCAGCGCCTTCACCAGTCTACCCCGTAGCTCTTCCCAGTCGGCGAGGCCGTCGGCGTGGCCACGGTCATAGGCATACATAACGGTTTTAATGAGGCTTTCATCGAAGAGGCAAAACATACCCTCAAACTCTTTCCTTATCTCATCAATCCTGCTCATGGTCGGCCTCCTATATGCTTACCTGAACAAATACAACAGAGCCAAGACTTAACGTCAATCAAGCATTCTCTGCCACATTCTATACAAATCCCCATCCTAACTGTTTGCCATGTTCTGCTCATGGTCGGCCTCCCAACAGGTATAAACATCAGCAATCATCATAGCAAAGTTAGCAACATCCGCCGCTTCACACGTCAGGGAATAGGTAGTTTTCCTATCATATATAGCCTTTTTAAGCTCCACTACTTCTCTGTCAAGAAGATCTACAAGAAAAGCAATGCCCATTTTTCGCCAACCTTCAACCCCACCTTTGTGCATATTGCGGTCTAACTTACTTACCATAAAGGTTGCAAAATTCTCTACTGCCATCTTCATATCTTCAGTCATGGTCGGCCTCCTTTTTACTATCAACATATTCCTTGCAAAGCACATCACAGAATTTATTATTTGGCCTATTTGTAACGGCTCTATCTCCTACCATCTTGCAGTCTTTACATCCGTAAAAGGTTATCTTCTTGCCCTTAAATATGACAGCACAGATCATCTTCTATTCTCCTTAAATAAGTGACAGAGCTATATCGACCCACCTACTGCTTTATACCTTATATCCCCATTAGCATACAGAGTTTCAATCTCAATAACTCTCATAGCTAAAAGTGTCTTAGTAACTATGTCACACGTATAGTCATCTACATCTAGATAGAACTGCCTGAGTATCTGCGAACGATTCACCTCCTTTTCTCTTACTATATATTCGAATACCAGCATAGTTAGCTCACTATATCTAGATCTTCCGAGTCCTTTAAATACTTTCTCCATTCTTTGCTCAGCAGATTCTAATATAGTCAAGGCTCTCTCAACATCCTTCAACACTATAACTCTCGCATTACGTTTAGATGCTGCACATATCATGCTGAGTTTTCTCAAATGCGTAGCACGCCTCTCGTTGTAGCCTGCGAATCGACTATCTTTAAGTGCTGGTTTCTCGCTCTCTTTAATATACCAGTTCATGTATAATTCAAGAGCTTCATCATCCATCTTCATCTCGCCTGCCATGATATGAATCTTCTCAAGGTCACTAAGCAAAGCAGACTTTAACTTAGCATCTGGTATAAATGGAGCAGCTACTATTGCTCTCTTATTCTCTTCGACTATAAATATAATTCGACTAGTGAATCCACCACCAATAGCCTCTTGCGGTAGGATAGATATTAACCAGTCAGGTGCGGTTGCTCCGAGCATATTAAAGCAGATACCTTGTATCTCATCAGTCCCACTACCTTTAGTTCGATACGTCCAGAAATCTTTCGAATTATACCAGTCGGTCAAGTCAGCAAGAAACTTCACATCTCCTTGTCCTAGAAATACTGAGAGCTCCTCATTAAATGCAGTAAGTGAACAATGAACTTTAACTGCTCCGGTATCTGGGTCATTATACGAGGAGAGAGATTCTTTTATATCTCTAATCAGAGCCTCCCGAGTTATACTTTCAGCTACTATTCTTATCCCGACTGACTTTACTAAATCAGCAGCTGCTCCCATCGCCTCTCCTTTTCGACAACGGCCAGATGGACCTATCAATACTATATACATATTAGGATATATAGATGAGATACCCCACCGTAAATATACCTTTCTTTGAAGAGCCGCTGCTATACATGAGATACCACACCATAAGTTATAGCTAACAGGAGACTCAAGATTCTGCGTATACTCAAGGTATCCTGTTATAAAATCATCTAATTGTCTTGACATATAGCCTTCTTATTGTGATTGAAGATTAGTCTTTCAAGATCTATTTGAATTTGCTCCCAGTTGTGGTCACGTTTTGAAAGAGTAGCCATGTCCTTCCAATTAAAGCCTACCTTTATTTCTGTAGGTATAGTAAATGTTCTACCATTACAGGGGATAGGCATATCAAGGTAACGAACTACAGTCTTAAGCATAAACATAAACTTAGCTATATCATCATACTTCTGTTCGCCCATGATACTATCATGAATTTGACCAATCAGATATAGTCTGTCCAGAAGCGGATTATTATAGGTAGAATATAGACCATTATTGACTACTGCGACTATAGTAGACTGTGGATTATACGCATAAGCAGATTTAAATAGCTGGTCTCCCCAGCGTCCAAGAAAACGCCTCGGCCTTCCGAAGCAATTATAAAGAGTTCTATTATTAGAACTAAGCTGGCTACGGACTCTCTCATGCCATTGTCTGATTCCAGGATAGGCACGATGATAACGAGCCACGAGTTCCTTAGCTTCCTTCTCTTTAAATCCCCACTGTAAAGCAAAGCCTTTATATCCCATGTCATAGTTGAGAGAGTGATTGCATACCTTACCTTTCTTTCTAAGTTCTGGCGTAACCTGGTCAGGTGCTACTCCGAACATGAGAGATGCGGTCTTGACATGAGCATCTAGTCCTTTCTCTGCAACCTCTATCATGTTCCCATCATTAGATATATAACCTACTCCAATCCACTCAGCCTGGACTTTATCCAGTTCGATAAGTAAGTAGCCTGGGTCGGCTATGAGAAACTTCCGGACTGATTTAGGTATATTCTGGAAGTTAGTTCCAGTTCCAAAAATAGTCTGCTTACTTGATAAGCGACCTGTCACTGTTCCAGCTGGGTCATAGCTACATCTTAGCCTCTTATCCTCATCGAATTTTATATCGAGATATGTGCCTTTAAGTTTGCGTAGTCCTCGTATCTCCTGAACTAATTTAGCCTCTGGAAATCCGAGTCGAGCTATTCGTTGCATAGCTTTATTATTAGTTGTAACTGTTTGCTTTTCATAGTAAGGTCTTATATTCTTACTTATATAAAAATACTTCTGGCAGGCTTTCGGTGAGTTGACATTAAGGGGCTCTCCACATATTTTATCAAGCTCTTCCTGCTTATCAAGTATCTCTTTTTCTACTTCAGCCTTTGTCTCGGCCAGTGCATCTAGGTCTGCCTTAACTCCGAAAGTTTGCATGAAGAGAAGAGGATAGAATAACTGGATAGTCTCATCATAAGCAGTCTGATGCTCTCTTTTCTGCAGTTGTTTATGAAGCACATCCCAGATCTCACATGTTGTAGCTGCATCCTTAGCATTATATAGCCAGAACGTCTTGAGATTAAGATTCGGATTCTTCCATATCTTACCCTCATCCTTATAATAAGGTTCATCTGTATACAGGGAGCATAGGAAATCAAGGCCTTTAGGAAACTCGGGATAAAGTATAGCCTGCGCTACCATAGTATCCTGTATCTGACCACGAGTAAATATACCATTCTTCTTCAGCAGGAAGGCTATGTCGAACATAAGATTCTGGCCTATCTTCTCTATCCTATCATCCTCAAGCACTTTGGCTATGGCTCTCCAGATGATTACCTCTTCCTCTTCTGACCAGTAAGCCTTATAGAATGGTATACACATACAGTCGTCTGCTGCTTTAGCAAATGCTATACAGCTAGTCTCGAGAGCCCCATTACACTCAATATCAAAGGAGACACGTGGTAGGCTTTCTATATCTTTAAGATACGCCAGTGCCTCATGAAGGCTAGGATTGATTTTAAGATTACGTCTGGGCCTCCTAAGTTCATGAAACTCACTTTCATTCTTAGCCCTGCGTAAGTCAGCTATTATTTTATACCTATCAAGATATGCTTTATTACAGTAGGCTGGATGCAGAGTCGGAATTATCTTCTCTATCTTTGGTAGAAAATCACATGGTAGTATAGAACCGCGCCATGTATAGGAACTCTTGTATTCTGTAACCGTAGCAAGTACAGCATCACCCAAAGTTACTATAACATTCGCTTCTACATTCTCGAGCTTCTCATAAAGCTCAGCCTTATACTTAGCTATATCTATCTTAAAGTATTTCTTCTTCTTATCATAGACATCATAGGTATTATGATGCTCATAGTAGATATTGATGAGAAGAATGTCACTCCAGGTCAATCCTGCTATATGCAAACATTGTTCTAATATATTTCTAGTGATAACTGTTAACTTAGTATCACATAGAATTATAATAGATTTGCTCTCCAGTTTTAGCTCGGACTTTTTAACCAAGCCAGGGACAGACATGAAACCCATCGGTTCCTCCTATTCGTATTTATGCAGATTATAATTATCCCGATACTCTAACTCTTTTTCGGCTTCAAGGATAAGTGTTTCGCTCATATTCGTAGTTATTAGCCAACGTAGATATTCATCAGGGATATCTTCTAAATCTTTACCTTTATGCTTACCAAAAGTTATTATCACGATGTGCCTCTTACTTATAAAGTTTAGCTTCTATATCGTCAGCAACACGTAGTAGAAACTTGGTCTTAAGTTCCTTATCCAATTCAAAACCGAGTCCAGTTAAGCCTTTCATATAGGCAGCACGAAGTGTGTTTCCACTTCCGAGGAAAGGCACCAGCAGTTTCTGGCCTTGTTGAGCAAATATATCTAGCAGTTCAAGTAGCAGAGGTATCGGCTTCTCAGTAGGATGTATCCTATCATTAGCTCTCGGAAAGTCGAAGACATTACTACGTCCTCGTTTCCACATTACTGGATTACCTTTCCGCGCTATGATAAACACCTCATATGTCCTAGCCAAGTATAGCTCAGGCTGATTAGTCTGACCTCTGCCTTTAGACCATATAGCTGGTATCTTGTCAATCTGAAAACCAGCTGCCTTAAGCATATCGCAGACAAATTGTTGATGCTCTTGTCCATACCACCAGATGCACCAGCTATCATTCTTCAGTTTTTTATAGACTTCTATTGCTAGAAACTGAATATCTTTCTTATACCTATCTACACTCCACTCAGTGTAGTTAGCTGCTGTCTTCAACTCACTAGTTACCTGCTTAGTTCTCTTCTGATTGACTAGGTCTATACCATAAGGTGAGTCAACTTCAGCTATATCGAAACTGCCATCTGGTAACTCAAACACACCCTGCATTACATCATTAAGTTGATATGCATCAGCTGCAAATTGATACGTAGCTGTCGGCTTTTCCAGTTGCCGCTTAGATATCTCCTTAAGCAATAGGCCCTCTTCGATTTTCCGCAATAGCTTCTTAGCCTCGGCCTCATTCTTAGCTTCGCCTATCTGAGGAAACAGTTCTATTGCATCTGCTAGGTCAATGCTCCTGCTGATAGTAGCCTTACTCTTGCCAAGTAAATTAGCTGTATCTCCTAGAGACCAACCACCAGCACCTCGGCCACCGACTGCTGCTCCGAATTGACATTTCTTAAGCTGGTCAATCTCTTTAATTAACTTAGCTTTCTCGACAAAGTCCAGATCTTTGCGCTGGATATTCTCTTCGAGTTCCATCTCTCTAAGCTGAATATCAGTTACATCTTTCTTCCTAATGCACTCAACGCCAATACCAAGAAGTTTACAAGCCTCAAGACGACGTCCGCCTGCGATAAGTTCATTATTCTCGGTTATTACTATAGGTTCTATCTGTCCGTGAGCCTTAATAGAGTCGGCTAACTCTTGTAGCTCTCCCATATCCTCACGAATACGAGTTGCAGATTCACGAACTATAATCTCATTTGTTTGTAGATACATCAATTACCTCCACCGCCTGTTAGATTTAGGAATAGTTTCTTTTTATCCTCTGGAGACATACAGGCTATCATCTCTTTAAGCCCCATAGCCTTGGTTTTCGCCCGTTTACTCTTAGCTCTTGTAGCTCTGACTGGCGGATGGTCTCGCCTACTGCGTAGAGCCTTGACTCTCTCCAGTAGCTCCTCATCTGAGAGTTCAGATATGGATTGAGTTATATCCTCAAGTCTTATGCTCATTAGTCTTCCTCCCTTTCTTATCCAGCGGATTGTATCTCTTATCAATTATGAAGTCTAGAACTGCTATTCCGTGTTCCTCTATATCATCCATAGCCATCTCAAGAAGTGACCTGATAAGAAGAGACTTCATACCCCACCTGATTATCTTATCCATTCTATCAGCAAGTTGCTGAGGTATTTCTACATTTATTCGAGCGGAAGGTTCATCCATCTTGATTTCCTTAAGTTAATATCAGTCTTCTTATTGAGGTCGTTCTATCTTTCTTACTGCTTCTGCTGCTTTGTCAAAACAAATAGCCAATCCATCGGCTCGTCTGTGAGTAAAATTAGTAATAAATGTATGTCCTATTACTATATAGTACTCCATACGATTACTTTCTGCAGTGCTAGTATTAGAATCAGTATCGTCTAACGCTTCACCTACTTCTATTATCTCAATCACGTTAGCTCCTTAGTTAATTAAAATAGACTGGGGCAGGGATTTCCCTAGTCCGAGACGCCCTCGGGGTACTGTCTTATTCCACGTTATCCACTAGTATAGTCACCCTGCATGATACTATCATCTAATCGGAGTTTATGATGTAGTATCTAGCATACCGATTCGTGCCTGCGTCTACCTATTCCGCCACCCAGTCTAATTAGATTACAGCTTTATCTTATTGCTAATCCTGCCCTGATACTCATCCTGGATAAGATGGCAGTTAGCTCTAGCCCCGATAAGATCTTCCTCATTAAAGCCCTCGGCACCGTAAGGTATCTTGAACTTCTGAAGAAATGCTTTGAGGAAACGCAGCTTGTTCTTCTTCTTCTCATCATCATCGTCGGCTTTCGGAAGCGAGAGATTATGAAAGACAGTGGCTGCTTCAGGCTCACCAGAGACAGTAGCCCAGACATTGATACACATATTAGCTGGATTGAGTTTAGAACCTTCGATTATGAGGTCATAGTTACCCTCAGGCACTGGATTCTGTTCTGGAATATCATCAAGATTTGCTCCAAGATCTATAAATCCCATCTGTATTCTCCTTTTAAGATTGCGTTACATTTTGAAACGGAAACTAATTCTTATCCCTAGCCTTACTTATCATCACCTCCTTTCAGTTTCGATAAGATCTTACCCAGCCCGTACTGCTCTGGCCGGCTCTTATCTTTTATAGTAACATCTATCCTTGGCGGAAGATCTAGTGTGCACCGAGCAAGAGTTCTCTGCTTGTCAGTCACTGTCTGTAGCCAATAGATAGTCTTACCATCTGTATCCGCCGCGGGTGGTTCTACCTCGGTATGGTAGATCTCGCTGAAAAGCAGTGGCAATTTCACTCTAAGTTTACCAGTTAAGACTACTTGACTTACAACCTTCTTAGTAAACTCATCCTGCTTTAGCTCCTCATGCGCTGTTGCAAAGAAGATAAGATTAAGAGATGTGGCAGTTCTGATTACATTAGATATGGTGCTCATCTGAGCCGCCCAGTCAGCCTGCTCTGGCTGCTTGCCAAGGCGACCATTCAGATACTGAACTCTATCCATTACTATGTCAGCAAATGTAGTAAAGGAATCGAATCCAAGGGCTGCGTAGTCATCGAAAAAGCCTTCCCTTATCTTAGTCTCGAAATCTTTCTCCCAATCTACGTAGTTCTTTGGCTCGTCTGGGCTACCATGTTTATCTTTCAGTGAGGTCTTGAGAGTATTCACGTTCATATTCAGAATGTCTGGCGTGAATATCTCATAGTCTATATCCTGGCCTCGGATAGTATTCAAGGCATTCGGGTCGAAGATATACATAAACTTCTTCCCAGGTATAGTCATGAATTGACTCGTCTTACCGCTTCCAGTCGGGCCGATTAGAAGAAACTTCTCACTGCGTCTTGTATAGTCTTTAGCATTAGGCATTTTTATTCTCCTCTTTAATACTACAATGGTGAGAGAAATCGGTAAGGATACCTGTCATTCTAACATCTCCCCGGCGCTCCTCGATAAGAGCCTCGAGAAGTATGAGATAGTTAATGCAGTCTCCAACTTTCTCATTAACTACTTCACTGCTAGGAACATCAACCTCAATCTTATCTACTATATCAAGAACTGAGATGAGGTGCTTCATAAAGAAGCCAAGGAGAGCATCCTCTGGAGTGCACTCTCTCAGCCTTCCAGCCCTCTTGAAATTATGAAGACGGTCTTTACTCGTAGCATACTCTTCGCCTTTAAAAGCTAACGTCTTTCTAATCTGAGATATTCTTTCTTCAACTATCATTTCGAACTGTCCTATTTTCATCTACTTTAACCTCCTTCCCAGTCATAGGTGACCATATAGATTCTACAAATCCTTCTGGAGTCTCCATTCTATCTGGATTAGTTACGCACTTGCAGATATCTTTATAGATGCAACCGCTGTAGTTACTACAGTAACTTGTATTCTTCGGGAAGGCCATCAGATAGTCAACTGAGTTTCCCTCTCCGTGGGTAGCAGTGAGCATACTATCATTATATCTTATCAGGTTGATATAATAGAGAGTTTCCCAGTGCCAAGTCTCGAGGTGGCCAAAAAGCCTCTGAACTGGTATCCTTGGAAAACCAATCCCAGGTGGAAACCCATCTATACTCTTACTCCCTTTCTGCACTAGCGCGCCATCAATCAGCACTCCGTAGAACTTATCTCCATACGTTGCATGGCCTGCAAATATGTAGCCGTCAACTTGACTATTCGGAGAGAAAGATTCAGCCCATCTACTCTTGTCAGAATTTGTAGTCTTATGGTCAACTATAAAGATACGTCCATCAAACTCGTAGACTTTATCCCAGCGACCCATATAGTAAAGGCTGTCTCCCTTCTCGCCAGTTAGCGGAACTGTGAAAGGTTCTTCAACGGCAATTAGTTTACACTTAGAGAAAAACCTACTCCGATATTTATCAAGATACCAACTGAGCATCTCTTTAGCACGGCCAGGAACCTTCGGATATAGATCTATAAGTTCCATAGAATCCTCTGGCAACTTGGCTTCTGTCCATTCTTCATAGAATCTTTCCATAGCCGCATCTACTATCTCATCATTCGATAGTGAGCTATCTGCAGTTTGCCATACTACATCCATAGCACCATGCCAAGCGCTACCGAAGCCAAGATGGATATTAGTCTTATCTCTTTTCCAGTGCCTCACATAGCGGAAGTAGTAGCGTCTCGCGCAATTCCGAAAGCACTCTATCTGTGAATTATCATAACAGTTATCATCTGTTATCTCATCATTCATCATAGCTCCTTATATGTCTGTTAAGATTAGTTCTCTTGCTACATACTTGCCACCGCGCCAAAGGAGTAGATTTAATCTACCATGTTTCTTAGCAAAGACTGCGCAACCTACACAGCAGAGTATGCCAAGACTAGTGAGAACTATATAGTCCTCAGCGTGGCTTTGCTCTAAAGCAGATATCCAAACTCGACACATAGAGTTTATATTATACTTCCCTTGTTTACCTTTCGTTACGTAGATAAGTTTACCATACCTTTCAGCGTCACTGAAGTCATGATTTGAAAGATTCGGTATGAAAACCTTGGGGTCGTCTTCTTCATCCTGAAACGTAATAGACTCCACATTATCACCTCCTTTTATTTACATAAAATACCGTAATCTCGGGTAAAAAGAAGACAGGACAATCCATAGACTGCCCTGTCTTAAGACCAACTTATCCCATAAGTTCAGCAAGGAACGCCTGCTGATCTTCAGGAGACATCTCATCGTAGAGTTCCTTGGCAGTTTTCTTCCTGCGTCCGCCGCCAGACCTCTTAACTTTGACTCCAGGCACCCAGCTCTCAAGAGCCGCAAGAATCTCGTCATCAGACTTGCCCTCTTTCATGAGAGACCTAATGTGGCCCTGAAGAGCTACCTTGACTCCGCGGAGCCAGAAGCCATGAACTACAGCTTCGCCGAACTTATCGACCGCAGCCTGTGTAGTATCTCCGAAATCGTAAGAAAGTTCGATTGCCCTGCAACCCTTCTCTTTGCTCTCAGAAACTTTAAAGGAATTAGGGTCTTTCTCTACTTTCTCTACTTTCTCTTTAGCTACAGCATTCTCAGTATTTTCAGTCATCTTATTGCTCCTTTTAGTTTAATTTTGTAAACCTATTAGTGCGCTAGTACTAGCAGTAGTCTAAGTTATCCATACTATAATCAGTAATCTACTTCATAATTATCACCTCCTTTTGATTATCATGTAATTATAATACATTATAATACATAAATGGCAAGATGTCAAGTATTATTTTGCATCTCACCGATTTAATTCATTAGCTACATATGATTTATAGCCTTCTGCACCTTGAGTATAGCTTCTTTATCTGTCGTTTTATTCACAACTTTGAGCCGTTCACCACAGGCTACGCAGTAGATACCTTGGCAGTCGTAGTCCTCTATCCTAAGGCTGTCGTTCATACGACAAAGTGCTAAGTTATAGTAGAACTCATCATCAAAGATCTCTGCTCTGCAACTACAGCATTCTTCAAATGGCTGGTTCATAGTTCCTTTACCTCCTGAATTAAGGTTTTGATGCTAAGTCTAGCTAAAATCAATCTACGTTGCAATCTCTTATTAGTAGGAAAAGTCTTATTCATCTTTGTAAGCTGAGTCAACATACCTTTAAGTCGAAAGATAGCAAAGTTACGCTTCGAGGCCTCTTTCTGCTTAGCTGTAGTCATTTATATTCTCCTCTCTATAATCGCCAAATGTAGATAACCAATTACGAAGATTATCTATAGGTTGGCCAATAAACTTCTTAAATATAGGCGATGCTCTCACTATTATATCATCAGCTCTAACATCAACTATACCAGTCATCTTAATACAAGATACCCATAGTATTCTCATTCCGCCTCCTCCCTCTCAGCCCATACCTTATATGCAAGCTTGTATGCAGCTTCTGTGCTACGCATATTCATAGGTAGAGCTTTATAGATTATTCTAATCGCGAGTTTCATATTCTCATCTTCAGCGCTTGCATACATCTTATCTGTGATGCACTCAGCCTCAGGTAGCATATCCATCTCGGCTAGCGGTTTCAAGGCTACTGGTTCAGCCTCAGGAATGAACTTATCATGTTGAGGTGCGGTTACTATTTTAGCTAAGTCTTCCCCATCCTCGGCGAGTGTCTTTGCTACAGCATCTTCAAGTAGCCGATTTATCTTAGCTTTTCTATCCTCTTCTGTCTGCGGATAGTCAGTCTGCTGTATAGGACCGTGCGTCTCCAGACTGGCCGGCACAGCGTCTTTGAAAGACGCCTCGCCAGCCCAAGCTTTTGGGGCAATGAACTGCATCAAGCGTTGCTCAGCATCTGTGTCGTCTTGGCAAATATGGATACGACCTTCAGCGATGAGGGATGCGGAGATGCGCTCCACTGTAGTGACTACCGCGGTCGACAGAGGCATCTTCTCCGGGGTAAGACCGCCAAGTTTTAGTATATCGTAGCAGTAAGTTAAAAGAGCTACTGGTATACGAATTGATAAGACTCTATACTTCATATTTATCTCCTCTAGATGCAGCATTGTAGCCTTTACTATAGCCAAGTTTAAATGCTTGGTCTTTTAAGACCCTATGCTTAAGTTCTAACTCCTTCATGGAATCTATTATACTAACCATTTGCCTCTTAGATATACCGCTGTCGGCCAGGAATAGCATAATAAGTGCACCGATAGACATACTACCTATAGATATTGCTACATAAGTTATCATCTTATCTTTCCTTTAGTCATCTTCAAGAGCGTCTTCGCATCACGAGTCTCCTTTGCTACTAAGTCGCACTGGCAAGAGTCGCAGATATTACTATCTCCTCGCCATCCATAGTAGCTCTCGCCGCACTTCGGGCATTTCCAGTTTGGGCCATTATAGCTATCAGTGCTAGCCTTAGGCTCTAGCTTACATTCTGTTCCTATATCTGAGTATACAGCCATCTTACTTTCCTCCTTTCCAATTTTCTAGTTTCTTGACTGCGAGCAAATCTGCAGTCTTCGGATAGAACCAAGGCCACAGGTTACACACTTCGCATTTTGGTATGTAGGACTTACCCGTAAAGAATTCGAAATCTCTTCCTGCAGTTGCATCTACGTAGTCAATATTGCATCCGCAGACTACTTTTCTCGAACCATAGGCCGTCTTTGCTCGTTTATATTCTTCGCCAAGTGCATCTATCATCTTAATCTCCTCCTATGTCTGTTGGTAGATAGTAAAGTATTATAGCTACTATCACAAGTACTACGATTACTGTTAGAATCAACTGTCTCTCCTCATGCTATCTGGCCAGAGAAGTCTGGCAACTTCCATCAGTTTCTTAGCCACTTGTCGACTCGGCAATGACTTACCATATAGACTCGAGGTTGCTTAGGCGGCTCTTCTTCTTTCTTACCCTTAGCTTTCGTCTTTGCCTTATCTATCTTTGCAAAGACCTTAGCAAGTAGCTTCTTCTGCCTCTCGTTTGGATTGTTTAGAATCTCTCTAAGTGCATCGTTAGTCAACTTTACTTTGAAAATAGGTTTCTCGGCCATAGCCTAGTCTCCTTATTCTGGCTTAGGAAGTAATACAGTTCCATGTGCATCTTTAAAGTCTTGCCAAGAATAATCCCCATAGGGCCTTTCTTGAACATTTAGCATTTTAACTATTTGAGTTGCCGTAGTCTTACGATTAGTAAGCTCTGCTAAGGGAGCCGTTGGTCTGTATAAAGGCAGATTTATAAAGCCGGCAAATTTATTACCTTCTATACAGACCTCTAACTTAAGTCCTAGCTTCCCTTGCTCGGCAAAGAGTATAGTATCTATAACTCTAATAGTTGCAACTGTAAACTGTATAGGTATATCTGCTTTTTCTGTGCCTTCGATATGTAAATCACACATAGCCATTGCCTAGTCTCCTTACGGCTACCGCCGTGTTAGTTAGTCTTAAGGGCTCGCCTGCCTGTAGTATAGGCTAAGCCGACTTTTCTCCGCCATTTACTGGCTTGCCGCTGAGTTGGCTTTATGCCTGCAGCTTCGCAAGCTGCTTTAAACTTCGAATTGGTCTTTGCAAACTCCTGGTTAGTTACCCAAAAGCAAGGTCGTTCTGTTCTCTGGATTCCGTAAGGTCTCATAATCCCTCCCTGTTTAGTGCTGATATTATTATTACAGCTGAACCATCGCCAGATACTACCAGTGAATCTAAGATGAAGATATTACGTATTCGATATAGATGCTTTTCATCATCTTCTATCAGTACTCGTGTGTCTTTAAGCCTGCCATTTAGAGCATCTATGACTTGCTCTACAGTTAGCGTGGCAGGGTCATCTTCATATTTACTTCCTAGCATTAACCCCATACTTATCTCCTTAATCTACGGTCTAAAGTTGGTGTAATCGGGACTATCCGTGGCCTAGTACAGTGCGCGCCACAGTGCTCAGGGCAGAGTGTGTAGCACTTATCTTCATATTGATGTGAGTGCCTATGCGGGCAGACTTTGTTCTTACAGCTAAGTTTGGTGCATATCATCTTACTTTTCTCGAGTTTCATGATTGCCTCCGCTAGTTCGAAGATTCAGTAGACTTTCTAGATTTTATACCTAGTTCATAACCTTCCTTGTATCTATCCAGAGCATAGTTGGCCGTGAAGAACATCATAAGTATAGCACCGATAAAGATACCTGTCCCGAAGGATATGGCTATCATAAAGACTACTTCGTAGTGTTCCATCTTATCCTCTCCCTAGATATTTCTTTTAAGTTTTCTGGTGGCTTCCATTATGGCCTCGAGGCGGACTTGGCACTCGGCTGAGATGACTCTTCGGCTTTTGTAGACTTTGCCAAGGTGAGATAGACATTCGTCTAAATTTACTTTAGCTCTGAGTCGTAGCATAGCTTCATCGAGTGGAGTATCCGAGTTCAGAAACTTCTCATATATTATCAGGCTTTTCTGGTCTGCTAAGTTACTACTACGGTAGACTGGCATATCTACTAGTGCCTCGCCTGCCTCGAAACCTGCACGAACGAGTTGCATTTTATCGAAGAATTTCATCTTTTAACCTCGCTTGCTCGACTCTTAAGGCGGTCATTTTACCTTGTATTCTACGATACTCGAAGGGATTACTGGGAACCTCGTTATAGAGTATAGTATCATACCTATCAAATCTACGGTCTGCAATGGCTAGATGCTGTTCATCAATTAGTTGGCTTAGACTGACTATTGCGTCGTCTGCGGAAAAACTCATAGTTAGCCTCCTATCTTCTGATATCGGTGAGCCTTGGCGTTCCAACTATAGAGTTGGCCAAGACCTGTGCCTAGACCTATACCGTGAGTAGCCCAGCAGCTAATACACATATTAGCCCACGGGCCGTCTGTAGTTTTACCGTCTACATAGTCTGGGGGATGTTTTCGAGTTGAAAGTGGAGATTGGCATAAATCGCAGATTGTCTTAGTGTCTTCCATTGCGGAGACCTCCTTTCGTGGCTAGCCACAAGTTGGTGTAGTTAAATCTAGATATTTAATCAATCTTATACGGTAACAGTTCTATATCGTTATCGTTTCTAGTTATTATGCCTTTAACTTGATATGTTTCTTCATTACTAGCCGCAAAGTATACTTTTGCATCTGGGCCAGCATATTTTAGTTCACGTATTAGTGTCTCAAGCAATTCGGCTATTGTCATAATGCCCTCCTTATGGTTAGATGCTTGGCATGATTGCCCGAACCTCATTTGATAATCATATTATAACACAATTAAATCCAGATGTAAAGGAAAAAATGATATCTTGTGAAAATAAATATCCACTCGGGTTCGTCGCCTAGTGGCAAGAGCCGAGATTGTGTTGCAAAATGGAACGGAAACTTCGATTTGTTGCTTGCAACAAGGTGGTTCAAATACATAATTGTAGCCCTGTAGCCTTGTAGCCTGTGTAGCCTGTGTAGCCCTACCCCTGCCCATTGTCAATTACATAATTAACATATCTCAATATATCCATCTTATACTCTATATAGGTTGTAAAAAAAAATTTTATAGTATATAGTATATAGATAATATATAATTATAGATACTTTCAAATACACAATTATAAAATGGGTACCCCCCAGACTACAGAGACTACAGGGGCTACAGGGCTACAGGGCTACACTTTTCAAAATTTGCAACGGAAACTTTGGATTGCATCCAAGACGGCCACTGCTCTACTGATAAGTCGAGTAATCCATAGATTCCATTACATTTTGGAACGGAAACTCCGCAGAGTAACCGAGGTGGTAATTACTTCAAGTTAGGTAATCACTCTACATTTAAAGTAGTAATCACTTCTACATTTTTAAAGTAGTAATCACTTCTATACCATTGAGTTGAGTTGAAACTAAGCCAAGATAAAGATAGGCAGTTTATACTCTTGCCTAGGAGCCTGCATGTTTAGTTGTCAAAACGAGCCTATTAACTCCCGCAAACCAGTATCCCATACAACCTTGTATATCTTCCCACAACTACACCAGACGACAAGGTCCCCGGCATACTCTAATGCAGTATCTTTATTGCCGCACGAGCACGTGCCTGTGTTCTTTATTAGCTTCGGGTATTCTTCCATAACTATTCCCATTTTAGAGTTAGCCTAGGCTTGATTACTTCGGCTTTAGTTCGCGTATGAGTCGGATATGCACGGAGTTGGCGCGATTGATTGTTAGTTGGCTTCGATTGGCGTCTTAGCGTTCGCTGTTAGGCCGAGTGTTGCCATTACGAGTTGCCTTTGTTCCTCAGTTGCCGTTCCATCTTTCACGGCCTTGAAGGCCACGAGGTCCGGACTGAGAGTGCGCGCCTTGCGTTTCCGTTCTTCCTCAACAATCACCGTCTTATTATCCCATTTTTCGAGTGCGTCACTTGCACTCAAGGCACGGAGTACCGGTTGAAAGTCGATGATTGCCGTTGAGGTGGCCATATTCATGAGGCGTTCATCGGTTACCTGCGTGAAGTCGAAGGTTACCGTTATGCCTTGCCCGTCGCCTTTAAGCATACCTTTACAACGGGTGTTGAAGGTGGCCGTCACTTTCCTGTCAGATACGATACGGGTAGCTTTTCTTTTCGTCGTTGATTCCATGAGTAGTCTCCTTATGGCACCAACTCCGCGCGTATCCGACTCATACAAGGGTGTTTCGAATGTCAAAGAACATGGTCGTATCTCGACCGTGAATACATTATAACACATTGCGAGGTGTTTGTCAAGTGAGGCATTATTCGCGGCGATACGGCCACCTTCCGAAGGGGTGCCTAGGGGGATTTTCCTTGCCTTCTCTTTATATAAGGCTACTCGTCAAATCCTACAAGTTTTGGATTAAATGAGTAATTATGTGTTAAATAAAGTTTACGAGACGTGCATTTTTCTCTTGACATCTCACTCTGGTTCTGGTATAATATCTATAATGGGCGGCAATCCTACCGCGAAGGCTGCCAATCAACGGAGCAGAGCAGAGTAGAGCAGAGTGAGAACAGCCAAGGAGACACCCGAGTGAGAATTCCAAAAGTTCCAGTCAAGCAACCGCTAACTCACCTGTGGGAAAGACACAGAGAGATTATGCGTAGACTTATATCTGGCCACCGGCCTTCGGATATCGCTAAGGACCTCGGAATGAGTAATACTCGGATGAGTATCATTATGAACTCGCCGGCTTTCAAGTCAGAACTCGCGCGCCTCTCACGTCGAGCCGATGAGACAGCTCTTGACATTCAAGGCAGAATTGCAAAATCTGCAGTTCAGGCCATGACGCTTCTTGAGCAGGCTCTTGACCCGACTGCCGCCTTGCATCAGAAACTCAGCGCAGCTAAAGTGGTAGATACAGCGCAGGATATGCTAGATAGAGCCGGTCACTCAGCTATCAAGCGCCAGCAGATCGAATCTGTATCGACTACGCTGACCAGCGATGATATAGCACAGCTTCGTGCAGCTCGCGAGGCGAGACATCGTGCTCCGGTCTCTACTGAGCGACGCGCTGAGTCTATCATACCAGAGCCAGAAGCTAATCAAGATATCACTTTAGAGGAACTTTAATGGACGGCCTAGGGCATATATCACTGAACTTTTCAGATAATCCTCCTGCTTCCGCATCGAGAGAATCTGCTAAACCTCCTGCAGTTGATGCCCTGGGCCAACCATTATCTTGGCAAAGTAACCGAGACGAGGACTTCGACCCAGCGAATCCACCGAAGATTCCGTGGCCTCTCGATGACCTTGGTGAGCTTCCTGAGGAGCCGGCTCCGCTGAATACTAAAGCCGAGTTGCTCGAAGTAATGCAAGACTGCATCGAGTCGACTGAGGTGATGGCCAAGACATTCTTCGCCGACCACTGCTATAGGCCATTTTGCTCTCTACATGACGAGATATTTTCAATCCTCGATGACGATTCAATTCGAGCAGCTGCTATTTGCTGCCCTCGCGGATTTGGCAAGACAACCCTTCTCGGCCTCGTGTTTCCAGCCAAGAAGATACTCTTTCAAGAAGTACACTATGTGCTCCTGATTTCCGCCACAGCCAGTAAGGCAATAAAGGACCTTAAGACGCTAAGTAGCGAGCTGCTGACCAATGATAGAATTAAGAAGGTTTTTGGCGGTGTGCAAGGTAAGCAGTGGGCCGAGGGCAGCGGAGAGTTGGAGCTTAGTACTGGGATTAAAATAGAGGCGAAAGGCGCGGGAGCTCAGATTCGCGGATTGAAGTATAAGCAGTATCGGCCAGATCTTATCCTGATTGATGACCTTGAGAATGCTGAGGGAGTCAGGAATGAGGAGAGGCGTAAGCAGTTGAAGGAGTGGCTCTTTGCCGATGTGATGAACTCGATTGATTTGAGGAAGACGCGAGTTGTCCTTCTTGGTACTCTGTTGCACGAGGATAGTATACTCGCGAATTTGATCGATGAAAACGCGGCACCTCCAGATGAGTTTGATGATGAGGCGATGGCCGAAGCAGCAGCTAGGGAGAAATTTAAGACTGTGCGGCTCGAGGCATGTGATGACCAGTATGAGACTACGTGGCCGGACTATATATCGACTGCAGAGATTAAAGCAAAAGCAGCAGCTTATGAGAGGCGAGGTATGCTCGACGTATTCTACCGTGAGTATCGAAATCTGCCGATTGCTGCTGAGGGCGCGGCCTTCACCGCTACTTACTTTAAACGGTATCAGGAGGACTTCAAAGAGCTGAATCGGCTTGATAATGTAGTTATCATCGACCCGGCAAAGACTACGAATATCAGTTCGAACCCTTCGGCTATAGTCGGTATTGGCTTTGACTCGGTTAAGAATCGAATTTACTTCCGTGATTGCATTAAGAGGAAGCTGCACCCTGAGGAGATTTATCAGCTGGCTTGTGAGATGGCTGACCGGATTGGAACCTGCAATATAGGTATTGAGGTAACATCTCTGAATGAGTTTGTAACCTATCCTTTTCAGACTTATTTGAAGACTAAGACAAAGTATTATAACCTAGTCGAGTTGAAGGCTCGCGGCAAGAAGGAAGAACGGATTGCAGCTCTCGTCCCTTTCTATCGGATTGGCGCAATCTACCATAATGTAAATCTGGCGATTCGTGGCCCGCTTGAGACGCAACTTGTCAGCTTTCCGCGCTCCAAAGAAGATGATGTGATGGACGCCTTTGCGTATATGATTAAGATGTTCGATATCGGCGAGCGGTTCTTCTCCACGGAACCAGAGGATATAGAAGACGAGTATAAGGAATTGGAGGATTTGCCTCCTATGGATGAGATGGAGGGCTGGCGTAATGCTCCGTAGTTTTCGTTACATATTGGAACGGAATCTTGGTGCTTGCGTAGGCACACCTCAGGAGATAGTTGCCACGCGCGGTTGTTGGCACACCACCATAGTTTATTCCTTTACCCACCCAGGTAGTTAGGCCCGCAGGGCCAAGGCGCCCTTAGGCGCAATGTCGAGATATAATAAGGAGGTATAATGCCTGACCAAAGAATACAGTATACTGAGGAGATGGTAGGGGCTAATCATCCTACAAAGGCAGATACATTAAATCGGTTAGCACTCGTTGAGCATAACTCTGATGGAACTCATGATAATACAAAAGTAGGATTATTATCAGCTGCACAAACTTACACAGGAGTCAAAATTTTCTCGGGTGGCGTTGCTTATGCAAAAGGCACAAGCATTGCCTCTGCCACTACAATAACTCTTCCAGCAAATGGCTCTTATTTTGATGTAACAGGCACAACTACTATTACTGGGATAGCGACTAACGGCATTGGGACAAGAGTACTCCTGCATTTTACAG